AGTTTTTCAATGTATCATAACGAAAGATTAGACGAAAAAATTTTGCATACCCTTTACAGTAATTGTTTCTTCATGTTCACATTTAGAACATTTGAACTCTAAATCTTTTTTTATTTCGGGCATGGTATTAAAAAAATCTTTAAATTTTTCTAAATCTTTTTGTTGTAACGAATCTATGAATTCCTCTAGGTCTTTTTTAGGTGTGTCTTTAGAGTAATACATTTGATCGTCATCATAAATGTAATCAATACAGTCAATCAATACTTTTAACATAGCTTCATTTTGATTTAACTTGTCATACTTTTCAAACATTTCAAAAGTAGGGTATTTTAATTTAACCCCTATCTTTTCATTAATTTGTATTTTATCAGTATGGTTATCATGTATAGTTGGTTCAACATCTAATATATTAACATCAAAATCAACGACATGATTACATTTTTTATCGTTACCTTCTTCATCTTTGACGTTGTTATTACATTTGTATTTTAAGTTTACTATTTCTTCTACCGACCTTGCTCTTAGATTCATAAACAAATATTCTAAATCAAAAGATGGTAAACTATCAACATCTATTTCATCAAGTATGCAATTTTTTAAAACTTGACGAATTGTAGTAATAAGTTCTTTTGTGTCTTCAGATTCAGCTGACATTAAAAATAACTTTTGTTCTTTTACTAAGAACGGCCTATAACGAATTGGTTTGCCAGTTGATATGAGATTCAACTCATATGTTGGCGTGTCTAACTTTGGTAACATCATAATTTTTCACCTTTTAATTAAAAATATTTCTAGCCACTACTGCGGCTTTACTTCCAAACAACGAAGCAGCTGCATTTCCAATATCAAATCCACCCTCATAAACTGTAGTATACTTTTGATAAGCAAAAGAAACAGAAAGTCTATGAAACCCATCATCAGACCAACTTAATGGCTGTGGTGCAACACCTACTGGAAAAGCATCTTCTAAATTTACAACATAAATCTTTTTAATAAAATCATCATATTGTATAATTTTTATTTGAGTGTAATATCTTGATTTTTCACCTTTTGGAAATCTCATATTATTTGTATCTGGGGGCATGATAGCTTCAGTCCACCTTTCAAATAATTTCTTTTCATAAAACTGATTTGTACAGATGAATGACAAGTTTATATCATTGTAAGACCTTTGATATGGTACTTTATAAATCGGACCATAAATCTTTGCATCTGCCGTAAAGAATGTTTTACCAGGTAATTCAGCAGTTTCACATTGTAGTGCTAAGTATCTTGAAAGTGATGAATTAGAGGTTTTTGAATAATCGTTTGTATCCGCACCCCCTCGACCTAAAGCCCTGTTAATTACATCGGACACATCACCAAACACGGAGTTTGGAAAGTTCAGTATTTTCTCTATGATAGAATTACCAACGAACTGGTTGATGTATGGTGGTATTGGAAGTATGACCTCAAATCTGGCTGGTCTTGCAGGACCATCCTTTGCGGTCATATTCGATAAAAACAAATTAGGTGAAAAAGACATTAGTTCTCCTCGTTAATCAGGTATTTATGCCAATCCTAAATGTTTCTCTGTTACAAGTTTGAACTCCCAGCCTCTTTCTTGACAAAATATATCAGCTGCACGCCACTTCTCTTGATTTACTGCGTATGTGGCAGCCTCTTGTAAAAACTTCTTTGTCCTTCTTTTTTGTTTTGGTGGTCTTGTTTGATGGTCTGGTTTGACTTCTAATATAAATGTTTTGTCTTTTGTCTTGACAATAAAGTCTGGAAAATAACGATGAGTCCTCTGGTCAACCGGTGAACGATACCATATTGGCAACTCTTCAGATGCCCACCACTCAACGGATTGATTTTCATCAAGATACTTCATCACACGAAGTTCCCATGATGATCGATATATGATATTAGTTGGGTCTCCGTTGTATTTTTTTGGGTTTTGTGGTGTAAATCGTCCTTTATATGTCATAAATAATATGTATTCAACATAAAGGAGAAACTATGTCGCTTTTCGGACTCGGAGATATAAAATTTAAAAAAGGTTTCACAAAGTCTGGGCCTTTAGCACCTCTGACATCATCAGAGTACGAAAACACAAATTATAGATTTCCTTTAGATATAGGTAATGCAGATAAAGGCCACTATATGGTCTTTTACATAAGAGAACAAGAAAAATCGTCATTTAAAGGCGAAGCAGCTTCTATGAATATGGAGTCTGAAGCTGGAGGATTAAGTAAGTTAAGTGGTGCAGCTAATGAAGTAAAAGCCATGTCAGGTTTATCATCTGTTGTAGACAATACAACTTCTAGTTATACTAAAGGTACTGGAAGTTTAGGTGTTAATCAAAACTTTGCTGGTGGTATCTCATCTAAAATTTCATCTGGTATTGGGAAAGTAGGAGATGCTATAAGTGGTATAGGAGATCAAATTTCTTCAATTGGTGGTAATGTACAAGCTGGATTGAATAATGTTTTTGGTCAGAAAAAATTACCTTTAGGTGGTAATTCAGCCGCACAGAGAAGTATTATATCAACAAATGTAAAAACAATAAAAGGCGGTAATGGTGATTTAGAATTTTTAAGAACAACCACAAGAACAAAGTCAGCAATCACATTGTATATGCCTGATACTTTAATGTTCAACTCAAGACAAAATTATGACCAAAAAGCTATAGGTAACGAATTAGGCGGTCAAGGTTTGGCAGCTGGTAAAGCAGCGGTTGAAGCTTTTAAATCAGGTGAAGGCACAATGGATGGTATTGGAAAAGCTGTAGCTGCATCTGGTTCTACTGCTCTCGAATCAGCCACACAAGTTGGTGGTAAAGCTCTTGGTGGACTCTTAGGTTCATCTGCTACAGCAGATGTTCTTTTGGCTGCCACAGGTCGAGTTGTAAATCCAATGTTAGAAATGATTTATACATCACCAGAGTTTAGGTCTTTTCAATTTGATTTTAATTTTTATCCAAGAGATGAAAGGGAAGCATTAGAAGTCCAGAAGATACTTAAAATGTTTATGTTTCATCAGGCACCAGAGTTACTTGCAAGCGCACCTGGATTTTTAGTACCACCATCACAGTTTGATATAGAATTTTATTATGCTGGTAAACAGAACCCAAATATACCACCAATTGCACCATCATGTATTTTACAAACAATTGATATAAACTACGCACCACAAGGTGCAAGCTTTTATGAAGTGCCAGGTGAAACAAGCCCAACATTAGGTGGTACTGGTATGCCATTTGCTGTAAATCTTGTTTTACAATTTCAAGAAACTGCGTACCTTACTAAGAGAGATCATGCACAAGATGAGATTAAACAAAAAACTAATTCAGATGGTTCAATCACAACTGAAACACCTGACTATACATCTTCATATTATCCAACTAATTAGAGTTTAAAATGGCCAAATATTTCAGATACTTTCCAAGAACATTTTATTCACCTGATGATGAATCAACTGGTTTAGATAGTGTAACAAACATACTAGCTAGATTTACCATTTCAGATTCACTTAGAGATAATTCAAATTTATTTTATCCATATGATGTTCAAGATACAGATACCCCTGAAATCATTGCACACAAGATGTATGGTAATGTTGAAAGACATTGGATAATTTTATCTTTAAATCAAATGATAGATCCACAATGGGATTGGCCGCTTAAACACGATTCTTTCATAGAGTATGTGAATAGTAAATACTCAGCAAATGCTAGCACGGGACAAACAGGTATTTCGTGGGCTCAAGATGAAAGTAATATAAAAAATTATTACAAAGTAGTAACAAGGATAATTACTGATAATTCATCAACAAGACAAACAAGAGGTAGAACTCAAGATATAATAAAACTTAAAGTAGATGCAAATACATATGCCAATGTTGGCCCAACTTCAAATGAATACACTCTCAATGATGGTTCTCTGGTTACAGAAACAGTAACAAAACAAACCGAAAGTTATTACACATATGAGTTCAATGAAAATGAAGCAAAAAGATCAATTAGAATATTAAAACCAGAACTTGTACCAGATTTAGACAAAGAGTTCAAGAGGGTGTTTAACAAGTGAGTTTAAAAGATTCACAACAATTTCATATAAATGAACTGGTGATTGTTTCAAAAGCTGGTAAGACTGACATATCAGCTATGTACAAAGAAATGAGTTTATATGATTCGATGTTTATGCCTGTGATGAGTGGTGATATAGTGATTAGTGATGCACTTGGTTTATCATCCAAGTTAATGTTTGATGGCTCAGAGTCCATATTAATTGATATTTCAAAAACTGAAGATTCAGATGTTGCAAGTTTTAAAAAAGCATTTAGAATATACAAACAATCAAACAGAAGATCAAATACAGAGAGATCAGAAACTTATGTTTTAAATTTTGTATCTGATGAACTACTTTTTTCAGACCAACAAAGAGTAAATCAAGCTTATAAAATGTCGTATATGAAAATGGTCGAGAGAATTATGCTAGACTATTTAAAGATACCCGAAAACAATTTGAATGGTCTATATGAAGATTCGGCAGGTGAAAGAGATGTAATTATACCAAATTTAAGACCGATAGAGGCAATACAATGGATTGCTAGAAAAGCTGTAAATATGGATAACTCACCAAGTTATGTTTTTTATCAGAATCTAATAGGTTATAATTTTATCACACTTTCTAAATTATTATCACAATCAGAAATTTTAGACATAGAGTTTCAATCAAAAAACCGAAATAAAAAAAGTAAAGCTATATCAGATTTATCTGGTGCTAGATCTTTTGAAGTAGTATCACAAGTAGACACGATTAAAAGAACAAGAGCTGGTGTAAATGCTGGAACATTCATAGGTGTTGACCCTATCACTCGTATGATTTCAAAAAGGCCACTATCTTACCTAGATCATTATGAAAATATGAAACATGGTAATATGACACCAAATTTCGCATCACAATTCAATAAAGAAGGTTTGTTAAATACAGAAATGCACGACTCAAGAATTGTGCTTGATACTTTTAGTACACCTAGACAATTAAGTGAATATGTAAAATCACATGACCCGGAATCGTTATCTTATGGCTCAAGAACAGAAGATTATACTTTTCAAAGAAAAGCCATATTTGAAAATTTAAATTCTAAAAAATTAAAGATAGTAATGCCAGGTAATTTTCAACTTACAACCGGTTTTAATGTGAATGTAAATGCACCATATTTTGGTGAAAAAGAACCCGGTGATGAAAATAAAGATCCAAATTTAAGTGGTAAATATGTAATCATAGGGTCGAGACAATTAATTAAAGAATCAACTCACGAAACGATTATAGAGGTTGCATCAACTTCTAGTGAAAATCAATTCATAACAGAGAGTTTACCAGCACAACAACAAGCTATAGATAGTTATTAAAATGAGCGAACGAGACAATTTTTTAGGTAAAGAAGGATTCATTTGGTGGACAGGTGTTATTGAAGATAGACAAGACCCACTTAGATTGGGCCGTTGTAGAGTGAGATGTGTTGGTTGGCATCCAGATGATAAAATTCGTGTACCAACTTCTAGTCTGCCATGGGCTCAGTTGATGTTACCAGTAAATAATCCTAATCCATACCCACCAAAAGAAGGTGATATGGTGTTTGGTTTCTTTCTTGATGGCACATCAGCACAAGACCCAGTTATACTTGGTGTGTTTCCAAATATACCACTTAAAGTGCCAAACCCTCAAGAAGCATTTACAGACCCACGAACACAAGAACAAATAGATTTAGCACCGGTTAAGCCAAATGAAACATCTAATAATTACCCTAGGCTCATAGATGAACCTACAACGTCAAGATTAGCAAGAAATGAGACTGCCAATACAAGTTCGGTAGTGTCGCTTAAAACTGAACGTATAACTGCAAATGATACTTCATCAGTTGAAAGAACGCCATATTATAATGCACAATACCCATACAATAATGTGTATGAATCTGAGTCTGGCCACGCACTAGAATTTGATGATACCAGAGATAATGAGAGAGTTCACCTTTACCACCGCTCTGGTTCGTACATGGAGTACGGTCCTGATGGTTCTCTGGTTGAGAGAGTACAGAAAGATAAGTTCTCGGTGGTAGTCGGGGACGAGAGTGTCCTAGTCAAAGGAAACGTGAATATAACCATAGAGGGTAATGCAAATGTGCTTGTAAAAGGCACATATAAAGTTGAATCAGAGGGTAATATGACATTTAAAGCACCTAGAATAGATTTGAATCCATAATGGCTGAGGTACATAGAAACGGAGATTCAAGAACTTGCGGAGCGTCTACCGTTTCAGGGCAAGGTAAAAACGTCTTTGCAAATGGTAAATTAGTTTCAATCAATGGTGACCCAAATAGCCATGGTGGTGGTTCTTTGTCCGCATCTGTAAATCAAGTGTTTATTGGAGGCACGATGATTGTAGAAAATGGTGATTCTGCAAGTGCAGATAACTTATGTCCTGATCCAGGTGGAACACATTGTTCTCCTGCATCATCAAGCGGATCCCCTGACGTATTTGTTGGAAGTTAGGTATAAATAAAAGATGGCAGAGATAACAATAAAAAATCAAAGGTCTTTTACAGATTTAGACTTGAATTTTAATGTCCACCCGACACAAAAGGATATTAACAAATTTAAGGATGAAATGGCAGTAATTAATTCTGTGAAAAACTTGGTTATGACAAATCACTATGAGAGACCATTTCAACCTGAATTAGGTTCAAATTTAAAGAGATTATTATTTGAACAAGTAGATAATACAACAGCAGCTCTACTTGAAAGGGAAATTACGGAGACAATACAAAACTTTGAAAGAAGAGTTGATGTGAGAGATGTTACAGCTACTGGTTTTCCAGATGAAAACGGGTATAAAGTAGAAATAACTTTTTTCTTAGTAAACAATCCAGACCCAATTTCAGTAGACTTTTTCTTAGAGAGAGTAAGATAAATGGTAGATCGACTTAGAGTAACCGAACTTGATTTTGATACAATCAAAACAAATTTAAAATCATTTTTAAGACAACAAGACACATTTTCAGATTACGATTTTGAAGGTTCTGGTCTATCAATTCTTTTAGATGTCTTAGCTTATAACACTCATTACAATGCCTACTACTTAAATATGGTTGCTAATGAAGCATTTTTAGATACAGCTTTACTTCGTGAGTCAGCTGTTTCTCATGCAAAGACACTAGGTTATATACCACACTCTAAAAGATCAGCTACTGCAACTATTACTTTTACAGCAAACTCAGCGACTACAACTGATGGCACACTCACAGTTCCAGAAGGGTACTCTTTTCTATCAGATCAAATAGATGGTAAATCATATAACTTTGTTGTGCTTGAAGACACAACGGTAACAAAGTCTAATACAAGTCAATATGTGTTTAAAGACTTAGCAATTAATGAAGGTCAAATTGTTACAAATCAATTTGGATATGTTGAGTCATCTAACCCAAAATCTATATTTACACTACCAGATAAAAATATAGACACAACCACAATCAAAGTTGTTGTTCAGCCAAACTTAGCAAATACAACAACTTCAACATATAGTAAAGTAAATGATGTATTAAGTGTAAATAATACATCAGAAGTATATTTTTTACAAGAGAATAGAGATGGTAATTTTGAAATATATTTTGGTAATGATAGTGTAGGTAGAAAATTAAATGATGGTGCTACAATAACAGTCTCATATCTGGTAACAAATGGCACAGCTTCAAATAAAGCAAACAACTTTGTTCAGAAATCATCACTAACAGATTCAAATGGTGAAGATACAACTTTAACAATTACACCAGTTTCAGCTGCATCAGGAGGATCTGATAAAGAGTCTGTAGATTCAATAAAGTTTTCAGCACCAAATCAATTCACAACTCAAAATCGACTTATAACAATTAAAGATTATGAGACTACAATACTTAGAGAGGTCCCGCAAGTGGAGTCTATTTCTGTTTGGGGTGGTGAAGATAATATACCAGTTGTTTATGGCAAAGTATTCATATCTTTAAAACCAAAAAATAACTTTTTTATATCTGAAACAGAAAAGAAAAGAATAATAGATGATATTATTAAACCAAAAGCTGTTATTGGCTTAGATGCTGAAATAATTGATCCAGACTTTACATACATTTTACTTACGAATAATGTCAAGTTTGATAGAAGAAAAACAACACTATCAGATGCAGCTTTAAAAACTGCTGTAAAAAATTCTATCATAGGATTCAACACATCAAGTTTAAATACATTTAGTAGTACATTTTCGTTGTCAAAACTTTCTAAGGCAATTGATGATACCGATAAAAATGCAATTATTGGTTCTGAGACAACTGTTAGGCTTCAGAAAAGAATTAAACCTACAATCGGTACTGATAATTACACTATTGACTTCGGTGAAAAGTTAGAAAGAGGTACAACAACACAAAAATTAACATCGAGTCAATTTGGAAGTTTTGATGCAGGTGGAGCTGCTAGAACAGTATCATTTGAAGAGGTTCCAAACTCATCAACTGGTGTTTCAAGAATAAACATTACAAACCCTGGATTTGGTTATACTACGGCACCTACTGTAACAATTGTCGGTGATGGCACAGGTGCAACAGCAGTAGCAAAAATTACATCTGGTGAAATTTCTGAAATTACTTTAACAAACAGAGGAACAGATTATACTACTGCTACTGTTACTCTCTCTGGTGGGGGTGGCCAAGCAGCTGTTGCAGAAGCTGTGGTTGACTCTAAAAACGGAACAATTAGAAGTGTTTTCTTTGACACAAATGGTTTAAGACAGATAATAAATGAAAGTATAGGTGAGATAGATTATGAGAATGGTATTATCACCATAAAAGATATTAATATATCTTCTATTGGCACTTCAGATGGTTTAATTAGATTTACGATTGGCTCTGAAACTGGTGTTGTAGAATCAACAAGAAAAAACATTGTTGCTATTGATATCGATGACCCACTTGCAATCACAACTACATTAGAAGCTGCAGAATCATAATATGCCAGAGTTCGATTCAACAACTTTAAAAACATCTTTACTTGTAAATAAGCAAGTACCAGAGTTTGTTCGTGATGAACATCCTCTCTTCATTTCTTTTTTAGAGGCATATTATGAGTTTCTTGAAACAGAACAAGGCACTCAAAATAATGACCTCACAAAAATATCAAAAGATTTAAAAAGAATACAAGACATAGATGCTTCGATTGAGGCTTTTGAGAATAATTTTTTAAATGAATATGCTAATCTAGTACCAAAAGACTCTATAACTGATAAAGCTTTTTTAATTAAAAATATATTACCTTTATATCTCGCAAAAGGTAATCAAAAATCTTTTGAATTTTTATTTCGTTTATTTTATGGTCAAGAAGCTGATGTATCGTTTCCTAAAGAACAAATATTAAGAGCTTCTGATGGTGAATATTCTCTTGAAACTGTAATTCGTATAAGAGACCAGATTGTAAGTTTTTATAATGGTGATGGCACCACAAAAGAATTTAAACTTGCACAAGCGGTAACACCAAATGAAATAACTTTAGTTGTTGATGGTACAACTTTAACTTCTGGATTTTTTACGAGAAAAGAGGAGAAAAAATTATTCTTTTTATCAGCACCCAGTAACAATGCCGATATAAGGGTAATATACAATAGTTTTGATCAGAGTTTATTAAATAACAGAAAGATAACGGGTGCAACTTCAGGTTCTACTGCCACGGTTGAAACAGCTGCACCTAGATTACTAGAATTTCCTAGATCAGTTGAATTATTTGTAAATAGATTGACTCTAGTTGGTACATTCGTTCAAGCAGAACAAATACTTACCGATATTGTTGACTCAGATAATGAACTAATTAATATATCTTGTAACACAACTTCATCAGTTGAAACATTAACCTTACTAAATGGTGGTAACGACTATAATGTTGGTGACCCAGTTGTAATCACTTCAGGTGTTTTTGATGAGGCCGCAACAGCTGTGGTTGGTTCTGTAAGAACTGGTTTTACCGATGATGTAACAGTTCATTTTGGTGGTTCTGGATTTGAAATTGGTGGTGTTGTAAGGGGTGGTAATACTGAAGCTGGTTTTGTTACGTTATCAATTACTGGTGTAAATAATGATGGTATTAATCAACAAAATAGTTTTACTGCTTTAGACACAACAATAGATTCTATTGATACTTCTACTACTTTAGATAGCAGTGATTATGGATTTATAACAAATATAATACCAACTGGTGAAAATTTATCTACTAGAATCGTAGACACTTTATCAAGCAATACAATATCAGGCATAGGTTCAATTACAACTGTTTCTGTGTTATCTACAAATGCTTTTTCAAATGCAATTAATTTTGATGCGGATGGAGCTAAACTTGTTACGAACACTTCCGTTACTGATATAAAAACATTTGGTACGTTAGGTAGAATAAGCGTAACTTCGGGTGGTACAGGTTATGAAGTTGGTGATGAATTAGTCTTTACTGGTGGTGATGGGTTTGGAGCTGCAGCTGCTGTTAAAACTGTTGGGTCATCTGGTGAAATAGAACAAGTCGAATTTCAACCACCTAGAATTGATGGCACAGTTAGTATATTATCAAGTTTGAATCAAATATCTGGTTCAGGAACTTCATTCACATCTGATTTGGCTGTAAATGATCAGATTATTGTAAATAATGAATCAAGATTTGTAAATACAATTGTAAGTGATACTGAAATAAACGTCAACTCAAATTTCACACAGACAACAACTGGTAAAGCAATCGGTGTTTACAATAGAAACATGATTGGTGGCCAAGGTTTCTTACCAAATGTTTTTCCTACAATCACAGTTACTTCATCTGGCGGATCAAGTGCAAGTTTAGAAGTTACCGCTTTACTTGGTGATCAAGAACAAATTTCTGCAACATCAAATGGTATTGTTGGTCAAATAGAAAGTATTTCATTGACAAATCCTGGACTAGGATTTAGAGTTGTACCTAGAGTAGACTTAACTGGTTCTGGTGATGGTACAGCAACAGCAAATGCTACAATACAACGAGCGCTAAGAACTTTCCCTGGAAGATGGACATCTTCAAAAGGTATTATCTCAGCTGCTGAGAGAAAAATACAAGGTGCTAACTACTATCAAGATTTTGTATATGTTACAAATGTACCGGTTGAATTTAAAAAATACAAGTCTATATTAAAAGGTTTGTTACACCCAGCTGGATATAAAAATTATGCAGAGTTTAATATAACAAAATCAGTAGACATGAGTATTACAGGATCCCACACTCTAAGTAATACTGTATCAGGAACAGTAAATGTAGCTGCTGGTGGTACAACGGTCGAAGGCACCAATACTAAGTTTTTACTTGCAAATACAAATACTATTAGTATAGGCTCTCAAATATCAGTTAATAATGAAATTAGAGAAATTGCTAGTTTTGTTACAAATACAAGCCTTACGGTCACGGCTGCATTTACTTCTGAAGCCAATGACAAATCCATCATAATTATCGCATAAATAGGAAATTATGGCAACAAAATACACTTCAAAATTACAATCACTTAAAAGTGCTGAACAATATGTTTCTGGATTTGTGGGAGATGACCCAGAAATACAGTATATTTTTATAGGTAACAGTATTCCATACTCTGATGAGGCTAGTCCGCCAGATATCACAGAATCGGTTGATGAAAATGCGAGTGTGGATAATAGTATTATAGCTGCAAAAAGAGTGTTGGCGAGTGATGTTAATTTAGTTATACCAAGGGTAGATTGGACTAGAGACACAAAATATCGTCAATTTGATGATAAAATTTTAATAGACGATTCGATTTCTGGTGTAACTTCTGAAAATTTAAAACCGATGTATGTGATTACAAGTGATAGAAATGTTTATAAGTGTCTTTCTAATAATTCAAATTCAGCTGGTCAATCTCCAGATTCAACTGTGGAACCAACTGGAGACTATACAACATCAAATGGTGTAATTTCTACTGCTGATGGGTATATTTGGAAATATATGTATCAAGTCAGGTCCGGAAATAAATTTTTAAGTAGTTCTCACATACCCGTGCCTACTAGAAATGTTAGCTCATCAGAAACGGATACTATTTTTAATTTAGATCCAACTGGTGTTGTAGAAGGTGAACTCACAACAATTGTTGTAACTGATGGTGGTACAGGCTATAGAAATTTTTCAAATGTAACGGTAGATGCCTTTGTAGAGGGTCAAACAGTAATAGGTTTATCGAGCACTATTATAGATAATACAGGCTTAACGGCTGCAGGTATTGCAGCTGCAAATATGTCTGTAAGGGGTACTGGTATAGCTTCAAATGCACTTATATCAAGTGTAGATTCTACAAACGCAACAATTACTTTAACTGAATCTGCAACGGCAGATGGTGGTAATACAGGTAACAATTTAACGATTACAACAAGAGTCTTTATAGATGGTGATGGATCTGATGCAGCTGCAAATGTAACTTTAGCAGATGGTGTTATAACTAAAGTAACTGTTGACACAATTGGTACAGGTTACGAAAAAGCAAATGCTCTTATATTTGGAACAGGTTCTGGTGTTTTAACCAGATCTGTTTTAGCACCTAAGTTTGGCCACGCATATAATATCGGTAAAGATTTGGTTGCGAATAGTGTGATGGTTACCGCAAAAATAGGTGATATTGATTCTACTGAAAGTGGTCTTGTGCCTTTAGGTATAGATTTTAGACAAATAGGTTTGTTGAGGAACCCGTATAAATACGGAGAATCTTCAGCCGTAAATAATTCAACAGCTAATCAGGTCATATCTCAAGTTCATACTGTAACAATATCAACAGGTTTGAGTTATCAAGAAGATGAATTTGTTTATCAAGGGTCTTCTAATACTGTATTTTCTGCCTCGGCTAGAGTTCATAGGGTTGTTTCTTCATCTTTAATTGAATTGATTGATGTTGTTGGAACACTTTTAGTCGCTAGAGATTTAGTGGGTGATACATCTGGTGCATCAAGAACAGTTACAAGTATTACAAATCCAGAATTTGAACCAAGATCAGCTGATATTTTATATGTTGAAAATATAACACCAGTAACAAGAGTAGATGGACAAGCAGAAGACATAAAGCTTGTTTTACAATTTTAAGGGTAAAGAATGGCACTCAATTTTAATACAACACCGTACTATGATGATTTCGATGAAGATAAGAATTTTCATAGAATACTGTTTAGACCAGGTAGAGCAGTTCAAGCTCGTGAATTAACACAATCACAAACACAACTACAAGACCAAGTTAAAAAATTTGGCGACCATATATTCAAAGATGGTTCAAGAGTTACTGGTGCTTCAGTTTTTTCAATTGGTGAAGGTAATATAAAACTTGTATCACAAGATAGAGCAAATTTAGCGGCCAATTCTTCAACAACAGTTAGTCATATTAAACTAAACCCTACATTTGAGGGTACTTCAATTAATGTATCTAATTTTGTAGGTAAATATGTTACAACAAATACAGCAATATCAGCAGAAGCAAATGTGAAAAATATTTACTTTGTACATCACGCTGATGCTGCAGTTGATAGTGATCCAGATACTCTATATGTTTCTTACATAAGAACTGAAGGTAATATACTTGATACCGGTGCAGTTGTAACGAAAGAGGTAGCTAATGATGCTAATTTACAAATATTTTCAACATCTGATGTAAGTTCTTCTAATTTGTTAGGCTCAGTTACAGCGGTTTCGGCAGATGCTTTTGGTAAAGCAAAACTTCTTGGTGTTACTGAAGGTGTTTTTTATACGAATGGTGTTTTTGTTAAAAACAGTCAACAAGTAATTGCTGCTGACAAATATAATGCTAATGCGAATGTATCTATTGGTTTTGAATTAGAAGAAAGTATTGTGTCAGCAACATCTGATACCTCGTTATTAGATCCAGCTTTAGATTCATCAAACTATTTGGCACCAGGTGGTGATAGATATAAAATTTCACTTAATCTATCTAAAAAACAATTAGACTCGGCTAATCTTTCATTGCCTAGTTTAACAACAAACAAGTATATAGAATTAGTCAGATATAAAAATGGTTTATTAGTTAAAAACACTTCTGATACAAGATATTCCGATTTAGGTAGAACATTAGCTAAAAGAACTTACGATGAATCTGGAGATTATGTTGTTAGAGGGTTGAGGACAAGATTAGAAACAGAGGGTAACACAGCCATGTTTCTACATATTTCACCAGGGAAAGCATACGTTAGGGGGTATGAAGTAGATAAACTTCTACCAACTCGATTATTAATAAACAGAGCAAGAGATACAGAGACAATTACAGGCCATGATGTATCTACATTTTATGGTAATCATATAAATGTATCTAATGCAAATACTGCTTTGTTTAATACAAATGTCTCTGAGAGAGTTGAATTACATTCTTCAAATGTTACTATTGATGGTACAACGAAAATAGCAGAAGCGTATGTGAGAAATATACAATATGTAAGTGGTAGCGGAAATCAAACTATTAATCGTTTATATTTGTTTGACATAAAAACGGTTGCAAATACTGGTGGAGTAAGTTTACCTTTGTCTTTAGCTAAAACCATAGTTGGCCAAACTGATTCTGGGATATGTAATGTAAATGTATCATCAACAATAACTTTCACTAGAACAGCTCGAGTTGTCAATAATACACCTCATTTAGAGATATCAGGCGTTGGGCAACCAATAAAAGTTGGTGATGAGGTTTTTGGACATAATGTGTCATCTTTCGATTCAGGTGGACTTCATGGAACCACAGAAGGAGAACGTAGAATATATGTTACAGATGTGCAAGGTAGTAATATAAGATTAAGTGATACAAGTTTGGTTGGAACTGAGTTCCCGCTGGTAAATACTGATGAAATTTATGAGTTTAGAAGAGCTGAAATTAGCGACCCAACATACGAAGCAAGTGTATTTCAGTCCTCTTATAGTTCAATTGCTTCATTAAACCAGGCAAATTATGACACAAAAAGAATATTTAAATCTGTAACATTTACTAATGGTCAAGCTACAATCACTACAAATGATGGAACAGAAAGATTTAAAGAGGCCGCAACTGCGTTATTAAAACAAACATTCTATTCTGTTATTGTCAGAACGGGATCAGCAGGTTTAACTAGTCCCGATGCCAAAACGGTTGATTTATCTGCCGCTGGTGTAACATTTACCACCACTTCAACACCGGGTAGTGCTGATAGTCTAACCATAGATTTAAACGAACCTGGTTTTAGTGGAACTTGCGATATTCTTACAACGATTGATATAACTGGTGCAGGTAGAAGAACTAAATTAGCAACGAGTGGTGTTAAATTCTTTGATGAAATAGGTAATACATCAACTTCAATTATTAGATCATTAGGTGTAACTGACCTAATTAATGTTACTGCTATTTACATATCAAATGACACGAGTAGTGCAGCTGGTAGTTCTAATGTAAATGTTAAAGATTCGTTCATAATAGACACAGGACAAAAAGATTCTTTCTACGATCATGCAACAATTAAGTTGAGAGAGGGTAATAAAGGTTCACAAGCCACTAATGAAAATGCTGTTAATACGGGTAATGTTCGTATTGAATATAATCGATTTACTCATACCGGTATTGGACACTTTGATGCAAACTCATACCCTGTATATGAATCCATACCTCAACACACTAGAAAAGATGGTGTGATACTAGACCTTACAGACTCAATAGATTTTAGACCCACTCGTACAGATGATGAAACTTCAAATGTTTATAGTAATACATCTATGACATTTAATAGAAATCAAATTGTTGATAGTAGAGAAGCTGAAGTAGATACAGATCTCACATATTATCTAGGGAGAGTCGATAAGGTAGTATTACAACCTAGCGGTGATTTTAGAGTAATAGAGGGTGTAAGTGCCTTAAACAATCCACCTACACCAGCAGATGATAGTGAGGCAATGACAATTATGAAAATGTCATTAGATCCTTATACTTACGAATCTAGTAATGTTAAAATAGACCTCGTTAAAAATAGAAGATATACGATGAGAGATATCGGAGGTATTGAAAACCGTTTAAATAGAATGGAATACTATACTTCTCTCAGTTTACTTGAACAGGAAATTAGTGGAGCGACTTACTTTGATGGTAATAACATTCAATTATTTAATTCTGGATTCATTGTTGATGATTTTAGAGGCCATGGCATTGGTGATGTTAGAAATAAAGATTATAAATGTTCAGTATCATTTGTCCCAGACAAGACATTACATCCGCAGTTCAAAGCTAACGCTACTAACTCTGCAATTCAAACTTCTGGGTTAACAAATACGGGAGGTCATTTAACTATACCGTATACATTACAAACATTTACAGCTCAAGATATTGCTTCTGGTACGACAAATATTAACCCATTTAATGTCGCTTCTTTTGTGGGCCATGTTGTATTAAATACTGATGTTACCACTTATGCTGATTTTAACACTCGACCATCAGTAAACCTCAATGGTGATGGTGAGGCTGATATGGCTGAGTTTGGTGAAAATTTTGTGGGTAGTAAATGGGGAGAGTGGATAGAAGTCGCCTATAACCCTGATGTAACAACTAACTTTACATATTATGATACAAGTGGTAAATTAGTTTCAACTACTTCTTCAGAAGAAGCTGGCTATGGTGGCACGAGAACTGCTGCTAGTGAAATTTATTATTTTATGGCACAGGAAGATATCGAATTTCAAATATTTGGATATAGACCAAATACACCAGTGTATCTATATCTTGATGGTAAAAACATTTCATCTAGTTTAAGAGCATTTGATACTTCTACGAATACTTTCCATACTAGCAGACAAAATATGAGTATAGTTTCTGATGCAAATGGATATGTTAAAGGTTTAATAAAATTAGAAGATGCACAATCCAGATTTGCGGCTGGTGAACACACACTTCTCTTTTGTGATAATATTTTTTCTGGTAGATTTTTCTCTACTAGTGCTATAGTAAAATATTATTCTGGCACACCGGAATCAAAGAAACCACCACCAGTTCAAGTAGTTGTACAGGAAGTTCATGTTGAAGCTCCAAGAGTATCATATCCATTCTTCTATGATAATCCTCAGACGCAAGATGCTGTTCATACACAACTTATCAACGGGGATCCTAATAAAGATAATCCTTCCGGTACAATGGCTCAAACAATATCAGCCTATAAGGATTTAATTACTAATTCTGGATATCAAAATGTATTAGGTAGAGCTCCTGATATAGAAGGTTATATATTTTATTTACAATCAATAAATAATTGGGAAAATGGTTTTGGCGGACCAGACGATCAAACTCCTCCCGATCAACTTGTCGCCAGATTTCAAAATGGACCAGAGAGACAAAGACAATTACAAGGTATTTTTGAAGATCCTTTGTCTCAAACCTTCTTTATACCTGAATCAACTCATCCAAAAGGTGTATTTTTAGCTGCGATTGATATATTTTTCTCGACTAAGCCATCTGATGAAATGCCTGTAACACTTGAATTAAGAAATGTATTAAATGGCTATCCATCAAGTGAGGTAATTCTTGATTCTAGGACTACATTAAATCCAAGTGATGTTGTAATACCAGCGGATTCAAATGTACCAGAAGCAACAAGATTTACATTTAGAAGACTCATTTTCTTGGAACCTGGAGAATACGCCATAGTTTTAATTACAAACTCATCTGAATATAATGTTTATATTGGTGAAGTTGGTAGAGATAGGTTAGACACAGCCCAGTCTATCGTAACACAACCGTACGCAGGTTCTTTATTTAAATCACAAAATGCCATAACATGGACAGCAGAACAAGGACAAGATTTGTGCTTTGCACTTATTCAACCTATATTCGATACAGCTGTAAACGGATTCTCAGCAGTTATTGAACCTAAAACAGCAGCTGATAATGAAAATTTAGGGACAAATACTGGTACTGAATTTTATATTGACAACTTTAAATTTGATGCACCTTTTGAAACATATACTGATGAAAATAGAATTTCCTTCCAACTTGGTTTAACAGCGAATGGAGCGTCTACGATGGAACCCTATCAATCATTATCACCTAATAATTTACTGAGTTTGGAAAGTAGAAAACATTTTGAGGCTCAAACTGATTTAAATGTTAGAATTGCTATGTCAACAACAAATCCAGAATTGTCACCAGTATTTGAATTAAATAGAAGTAGATTTATTTTTATTGAAAATAAGATTAATTCGTCTTCAAACACGGAAGTTGTAAACTCACCTGAAACATTATCTTCTGGTGGAGGTGCTTCATCAAAATATATAACTAAAAAAGTTAGTTTAGAAGCAGGATTTGAGGCAACAGGTTTAAGAGTAATTATTGCAAAAAATACACCATCAGGCGCTTCAGTTAAAGTTTTCTATCGTGTTCAATCGGTTATAGATAATTCTACTTTTGAAGAATTACCTTTTGTTGAGATGACTCAAGTTACACCTTCAACTGTAAGTCAAAGTGTAAATGAATTTTATGACTGTGAATATAAAGTCGAAAATATTTCATACACAGCTGAAGAATCGACATTTAATGAATTTAGTTATTTTCAAATTAAGGTTGTATTATTTGCTACGAATACAGCAAGAACTCCTCTTCTTAAAAACTTTAGGGCAATAGCATTATCGTGAACAAATTAAAAGTAAAAGAACATAATAACTTAGTAAAAGATGTGAGAACTAAAGCTATCTTAAATACAGATATCAATTCTTATAGAGAAGCTAAAAAAAGAAGAATGGAATCGATTACTTTACAATCTTTGACGAATGATGTAAATATAATTAAAAATGAATTTGAAGAGATTAAAACTCTTTTAAAACAGATAGTGAAAAATTAAATGGCCACCATAAATCAA